TGGGGTGTCCTTCTGTCCCCAGGGGAAGATAAACATTACAAAGTTGTATGGATCGTCCGCAACTTGAGGCGACCAAACTTCGGTCATTAGTTGTTGTTCAGCTTCAGCACCGTATTTCATATATTTACCAAAATAATGAATAGTAGAAAGTTACCAAGTCCAGCTATGGTGGTGATTTCTATTATTCCTTTTATTACCTCTTTCATATTCTACTCAAAAAAAATTAAAAAAAATTAGTTCAACAGTTACACGTACAATACCCCGCCGAAAAACATTGACTGGGGGTCTAAAATGATAGTGAGTACTAACTTACTTAAATGTTAGTAAGTGCTTACTATCAAAACGTAAGGGCGGTTCTAGTTGTTTATGCTCGGAGCATTGAGCAAGTCAAACTATGGGCAACCCTTACTGATAGCGAACTATCCGCCCTTGTTATCATTCTTTTTTATATCGTCCTGATTATTCACCAGTTGTTCCGAAGCTGTAGACGTTGATTTAACAGCGTTTATAACTTTAGGTTTATTAATAGTCGCCATAGAGTCGCCGAGTCTATCTTTTGCACCAGATAAAACATCATTTAAATTGATAGTAGCGTGGACTGTTTCTTGTCTGTCTTTATAAATATGATCAGCTCTATTTTTCAAAAAGAATATCTGGGCTTGTATATTGTTCTCGGTGGTCGCGTTGACGTACAAGGCGTTTGCCACGTCCGTGACGGCCTTCGTCTGTCCTTCCCTCATATACCTATCAAAAAGTTCAGAATCTTTTTTACGCCTTCTTAGAGTGCTTTCAGAAATCCCCATAACAGAAGCTAATTCTGATTGATTTAAACCAAGACCAGCAAAATGTTTTAATTTTTCTAACTCTTCAGAAGTGAAAGAAATAACGCGTCTACCCTTCTTGACTGGCAAATTATTGTCTTTTTTTGATGTTTTTTGCTCCATAATTGAATTTTTTTTATGCTCTCTATCCCTCTATTCTACAGTATTCTTTATAAAACCCTAATAAAAACCCTAAGTTTTTTTGTCTAAGTGCTTGATATATAAGTACATTTAGGTATCATAGGGAAGTCAAACGTAATACTTTAGGAGAAACCATGACAAGAAAACATTTTATAAAACTAGCAGAACTAATAAAAGATAACGGCAGAATGGCTAATGTTAGGAATAGCCCAATGTTTGTAATAGAACAAGCAAAATTCATGAACGGTCTTTGTGATTTCTTAAAACAAGAAAACCCCAATTTTGATGAAGTAAAATTTAGAGAAGCAACAGGGCAAATTATAGGAATGTAACCCCAACCCAACCAAACAACCCCGCTATATGTGGGGTTTTTGGGTGCAAGTCATAACAATTAATTACTTTAGGAGAAACCATGACAGATACAAATAAACAAAACATCTACACATTAGAGCAAAATCTAATTGAAGAACTAAACGACAATAAAAAGGAGATATTAGAATCAACGTATTCAGAGGATTTAATTAATGAATATGCAGATAGTTGGGTTCCAATTTATAACTATGATTTATTAGAGGTTGTTCAATCAGATTTAACGCTAGGCTATGAAGCTAGTGACGACATAACAGGCGGAGATATATTTAATAAAATATCTTTAGCTATTTATTACAGGCTTACAGATGTCGGCAATCAATGGTTGCAAGATAACCAAGTAAAGGTGGCGTAAATGAATACAGATATTAAAAACGCTAACTTCTTAGACGATATAGAAAAGATGCAAGACTTTAGAATATTAACCAAGAAGGAATTTTTACAATCATATTCTTATCTAACAGAACAAGAATACGACAACACGGCAAAGGCGGTGCAACAATGAGCAACGAAACACGATCTAAAAACAAAAGCATTATTGGACAACTTCGCAAGAAGTACGGCCTAAAAGATAATACGCCTATTCACAAGGTAGAAATTGCAATGTCTCCGAAGGACTGGAAAGAGTTTAGCGAGGCTTTAACCTTTCCAAATGGTAAACCAACAAACAGGGGGAAATAATGAATAAAGTATTAAAAGCAGTAAGAGAAGCAAGTATATCTGTCGGTTGTTTATTAGATGACATTCCAACCGATACAAATATTTATAAAGATATAGTTCATATACAAAACCAAATAACAACAATAGAAAACTTTTTAGAGCCGTTTACTGTTGCAGAGTTAGAGGAGCAAAAACAATGAGTAATAAAAAAGAATATATATTTAGTAACACGTTTACAGTAACGGAGGAAACGGAAGTTTTAGCTAACAGTTACGAAGAAGCGGTAGACATATTTCTAAGTGGTGGCGGTACTACTGATGAAGTAGATTCATGCGGTGGCAACTGGGAGTGTATACAAGAGCCAATAGAGGAAGAGGAGCAAAAACAATGAGTATAGAAAAATTTACATTTAAACAAATAAGAACATTACATTCTAATAATAAAAACCCATTTATCAATATAGATAATTCATTAAATGATGAAGAATTTGAAGAAGAATTTAATGCAAGTCAACCTGAACATACTTGTTGTGATAGTTGTTTGCAGTATGTTTGGAATTCAGATTGTGATGAATTTATTTGTATTGATTGCAAGGAGCAAGACCAATGATATTTTCAATAAACATTAACGAGCATATTATTGATTGGTGCTACACCTTAAACAACCAAGAGAAACAGTATTACCAAACATGGATACCTAAACTCAGCGACATACAAATAGTAACCAAGGAATTAAACGGTCTTACAGTTAGCGAAGTTAAAAAGCTAATACTGGAAGACATACAACCTGATATACAAATGGTGCGAGATAACACCAACCAAAAAGCGAAAGCTAGGAGACAAAAAAATGTCTAATGAAGGAGATAGAATAAGAGAACTTATAGAAATAGAACGCGACATTAAAACCATGCCACAAGAAGAACCTCAAAAGGTAGTAATACAATTACAGCCGATTGAGTTCAATTCTTTTGTTGGTCATCAACCACCAACAAGGGAAGAGATAGGCAGAGCAATAATACAAGAAATAGAAAACGATAACTTCTATTACCATGAACTAATTAAGCACGTAAAAGAGGAGGTGCAAGAATAATGAGTATTGAATATATTGGAGTAAAAATTAAAGCAACAACATACGGAGACTTTCCAGACAATGTTAAAGAGATAACCCATGCGGAAATGCAATTTAGCGTTCCTTGTGATGAATCTAAAGCAAAGAAATTTGAAAAAGCAAAAGATAACTTATTAAAATCAGTAATAGATATGTATGCTTTAGAAGACCAACACCAAGTAGACGTAACAATAGAATATGAATATTTTGGAGTAAATGAACAATGAAGCACGATTTAATGATGCGAATATCAATCATAGGATTATTAACCTGTGTTTGGGTACTTTATCTAATCAATGGCGGTGCAATGTGAAGATTGACTCAATCCAACTAGAACAAGCAACCGCATACATTCTGGAAACCAATAAATACATATATGAACAGGCGGAGGAACTGGCAAAGCAACATCTGGAATCTAGTGACAACAAGAACTTTAAAGCTAGAATCAAACGCTATGAACCTGAGAGCAAAGAAACGCTTTTACATTTTACTGATGAAATTACTGCATGGGCAGAATGTGAAAAGAACTACCCTCTAATGGATTTTATATATAAATTCTTTCAAATTAAAAAGGGGTATTATGAATAGAGTACAAATACAAGGAACTACAATTTTTGGATACGTCAGAGAGGACTACAAGGACTCAGACAAAAACAAGATTGACTTCCTAGACGAAGAAACAAACCAAGTAATTAAAGTAACTAAAAACCAAATTAAGGAAACTTATCAAAAAGATAGGTATAATTAACCAATTATGAAGGCTGAGGCGAGTTAATCAAAACTCCCCCTAAAGTATAAACTACTCGTCTTGGCTTTCCCTTTCCAGCATCACGCCCAAACCAACAAACAAAAAATGTTTATGTTGAACTCCTGCCTTCAAGTTTCTTAACACCTTCTTCTCTTTATCAATCGCACACCAGATAATATTCTGATCCATAAGATTCTGAATACCTTTACTAACCGTATGCCTGTTCATGCCAATCATTAACGCCAAGTAGCTAACCGCATCATGGCTAGAATAATCCTGTGCCGAATACCTCTCACAAAGAGCATACAAGACTAGCTTCTCCCTACCCTTTATATCCGTTCTCCCTAAATGCTTCTTATACCACTTCCAGACGACCTTCTTCAGCCTCGCATAGTTCTTATACTTCATAGCTAGACCGTAAGGTATCAATCCGCTTTCCTCTGGACTCTCAATCGCTTCTATAACCAACCACCACTTCTGCTCTTTCAACTAACTAACCGCCTTGAGACTAAAATCCCTTTTCGTAAACCAATCATTTAATAACTGCATTGAGCCTTCACACACTCTATAGACTCGCTTCCTCTTATCCTTCCCTACGTCCTTGCACATATACCCTCTAGCTACATAATC